TTGCCTATTAATAAGGTTTTCTTTATTCCTTATACAGAAGATGGAAACCAAACAGAGTATGCAAAGACAGCAAAAAAATTAAAAGAGATTGACTCAAAAGAGTCTTTGATTAAAACTTTATTAACGATAAACAAAATACCAGAATTAGAGCCTTTAAATGACCTTACAGAAAGCAGTATTTAACCCAGGTATCAACAGAGAGGGTACCGATTATAGTAACGAGGGCGGTTGGTTTGACGTCAACTTAGTTCGTTTTAGAAAAGGATATCCAGAAAAATTTGGCGGATGGACTAAAAATACTCCAAATAGTTTTCTTGGAACTTGTAGAGCCTTACATTCTTGGGTTGCTTTAGAAGGAACTAAATACTTAGGACTTGGTACAACCTTTAAATATTATATAGAGGAAGGTTCTAACTTTAACGACGTTACCCCTATAAGAACTACTACAGCAGCAGGAGATGTTACTTTTGCTGCAACAGATGGATCTTCAACTATTACTGTAAGTGATACTGCGCATGGCGCAGTTAAAAACGATTTTGTTACGTTTTCAGATGCAGTAAGTTTAGGTGGCAATATAACAGCGGACGTTTTAAACCAAGAATATCAAATAGTATCAGTAACAACCGACACTTATACCATTACAGCTAAAGATACTAACGGCGATACTGTAACAGCAAACTCAAGTGATACAGGAAATGGAGGCTCAAGTACTGTAGGAACTTACCAAATAAACGTAGGACTGGATGTATATATACCTGGTACTGGTTGGGGCTTAAACGGTTGGGGCGAGGGAACCTTTGGTTCTTCTACAGCTTTATCTGTAATAAACCAGCTAAGACTTTGGACGCATGATCACTTTGGCGAAAACCTAATAATGAATGTTAGAGGCGGTGGTATCTATCAATGGACAGAAAATAATGGTACCGATACTAGAGCTGTAGACATGTCTAGTATATCAGGAGCTAACTTGGTTCCAACCGTAGGCTTACAAGTTATTACTTCTGAAAAAGACAGGCATTTAATTGTATTAGGAGCAGATCCTTTAAATGATGCAGGTACAGCTAGAACCGGTACAGTAGATCCGATGCTTATAGCTTTTTCTGATCAAGAAGATAATTTACAGTTTGAGCCTTTAATTACTAATACTGCTGGTTCGTTAAGACTATCATCTGGCTCATCTATTATTGGAGCTGTTAAATCAAGGCAAGAAATACTTGTATGGACCGATACTGCTTTATATAGTATGCAGTTTGTTGGACCGCCATTTACTTTTGCAGTAAACCTAGTAAACGAAGGAACAGGACTGGTTGGACCTAAAGCAGCAGTAACAGCGCCTTCAGCTATTTACTGGATGGGTTACAATAATTTTTATAGCTATAACGGTAGCGTTCAAACCATACCTTGTAACGTTCATAATTACGTATTCAACGATATTAACTTAGTACAGTCATTTAAAATAAACGCTTTTACTATTGCTGATAAAAACGAAGTAGGTTGGTTTTATTGTTCTTCTAGCAGCGACGAAATAGACAGATATGTTATTTATAACTATATGGAAAACCTTTGGACGTATGGCCAACTAAGCAGAACGGCTTGGCTAGATGCTGGTATAGAAAACTTTCCAAGAGCAGTAAACGGCGGATATTTATATCAACAAGAAATAGGATTTGACGCAGACGGATCGCCGATGACTAACGTTTTTATAGAAAGTTCTGACTTTGATATAGGCGAGGGCGATCAATTTACTTTTATACGAAGAATTATTCCTGACTTTAAATTTATAGAAAACGAAAATAACGGCTCGATTAATATTGTTGTTAAAACCAGAAACTTTCCTGGAGATTCTTTAACAACTAACTCAACAAACGAAATAAGCGAAACAACGCAACAAGCGTATGTTAGAGGCAGAGCAAGACAAATGGTATTGCGCTTTGAGTCAAACGACGACGCTGATAACGACGGTAACTTAGGTATTGGTTGGAGATTGGGGGCGACCAGAATAGATATTAAAGCTGACGGTAGAAGATGAGCAAACTATTACAAACTCAACTACCGATTGCTACAGGTGAATATGTGCCAGCTTCTGTTTTTAATAGACTTATAAGAATTTTAGAGATAAACTTAGGATCAGTAGATCCAGATAATACGATACAATTGTCGACTACTGAACGTGATTCTTTGAATTTTAATCAAGGCACGCTAATATTTAATACAACAACAGAAACGCTACAAGTATTTGACGGGACTGAGTTTATTGATTTAACGAGCCATCGCACTTACTTAACAGGAGTTTCTGCTACATCAGCGTTAGGAAGCGTAACAGTTTCAACGCCTTAACATATGGAACAACATGCTAGCAGAAAAAATATATTTAGAAGAACAACAATACAAGCTTAAAAATCTATTACTCGCATATCCGTCTGATTGGTTTTTAAACAAAGAAACCCTAGAAAAAGCCAAAGCATCTCTTCCAAATATCGTAGACTTTTATAAGAGTATGGGAGTTAGTAACCCAGAAGATAATCCTTTAACAAGCGTTATATCAGAGCCTTTAAAAGATGTATATACCGTTCCTTTGTTTTCAGAAAAGTTTTGCCAAATATTATTAGATGAAATAAGCAATATGCAAAAACATTTTTCATTTTGCCCGAATCCAGAAGAAGACGAACTTAGACAAATACCAGAAATAGTTTTAAGTGAAAAATGTCCAGAGTTATACAACTCTTTGCTACACGTAGTTCAATCTTTTGTTAATCCAATCTTATTAACGATATGGAACCGCTACGTTACAGGTGGCAATATACAGATAGCAAATTATAATTTAAAAAATAAAAAACAAGGTGCCTGGCACCACGACGCCAGTTCAGATGTTAGTATTGTAGTACCTTTAAATACAGGCGATTACAAAGGCGGCGGAACAGAATTTTTAAACAGGGGAGTCGTAGAGCCTTTACCGACAGGTAGCGGTCTAATATTTCCTAGCTATACTCATATGCATCGAGGCTTAGCAGTTGAGGAAGGCGATAGATATTTGTTGGTTTTTTGGCTTAATTCTGAGGAAGAATCAATTAACAGTAAAGAAAATTAAGGTTACAATAGTATGATGAATAAAATAGACAATAGCGGACAAGGATTAGCAAAACTAGGTAGAGATGAAGACCAATATATGGCTCACGTCGCCCAAGGCGAAATGGTCGTACCACCTATTATCTCTCCAGAAACAAGAGCTCGTATAGAAGCTGAGATGAAGGCTGTAGGCCTATCTCCGGATGAATATACTGTTGGCGCAGGTATGTCTATTAATCCTATTACAGGAATGCCAGAGTTTGGTTGGTGGAAGAAAACATTTAAGTCTGTAAAGAAAGTTGTAAAGAAAGTTGCACCTATTGCTACTTTAATACCAGGAGTCGGTACGGCTTTGGGTGGAGTTCTTGGAGGGCTTGGAGGAAAAGTTTTAGGCGGATTAAGTAAAATACCAGGTTTAGGTAAGGCAGCAGGAACAATTGGCAAAATAGCTACAGGAGCTGCCAAAGGTATAGCAGGCCTTAAAATACCGGGAATCTCGTCTATTGCAGGAGGAGCTGCAGGTGGTTTTGATAGTTTAAAAGGAATAATGAGTCTTAAAGGAATGCTTGGAGGAGGTCCTTTACAAGGTCTTATAGGAATGGGAGGACAACAACTACCTGAAGGTCTTGAACCAATAATAGGAACAGACGAGTATGGAAATACAGTATTAGAAGGATATAAAGATGCTGCGGGTAAAACATATACAGCTGCAGAAGGAATGTCTTTAATGGAAGCTGCAAACCCAGTAAAAAGATTTTCTGGATTATTTGGTCCGGATAGTTTTGCAGATAAAATTTTAAATATAGATCCAAACAAGGAAACAGGTCCGCTTAGTTTTCTTACAGGAGGCGGCGGAATGTTTGGCGGAAACTTAGCAACAGCAGGATTGGCAGGGCTTGTTGGTAAAGCTGCATACGACGCTGCTAAAGAAAGAGAAGGCGGATTAGCCGCAACACCTGCTGTAATGATGGATGAGCTTGGCAGATACCAATTATCAAAAGAATTAGGAACAGGTGGAACTAGAGGGGAGTTTGGTTTAGGACCGGCGCCAAAAGCTTTAGAGTTTGCTGGAGGCGGTTTAGTTTCTACAAGACAATATTTTAATATGGGAGGAGTCGCTGAATTAGATATGAGAGATGGCGGCGAGTCAGCAGGCCCAGGTACAGGTACTTCAGATGATATACCTGCGATGTTAAGCGACGGTGAATATGTGATGACTGCAAAAGCAACCA